TGGATTGTAGAAGATGAAGAAAAAGATAAATCTGCTATTTATAATTTGGATTTACCTGTTGGCAGTTGGGTAATTTCTATGAAGATAGAAGATGATGAATTATGGCAACAAATTAAAGAAGGTAAAAAATACACTGGTTTTAGTATAGAAGGATATTTTGCAGATAAAGCACAAATTAGAAAACCAGATACTAAAGCAGAGATGGCGGCTATTGAAGAAGAGGAAGCTGAATATATGCTTAGTAACATAAAAGCACTAATTAAGAAAGATGGCAGAACCAAATCTGGTAAAAAGATAACATTAGAAACATTTAATGATTATCCACAAGCAGTTAGTAATAATGCCAAACGTGGTATTGATCTAAACAACAAAGTAAATAATAAATGTGCAACTCAAGTAGGTAAAATTAGGGCGCAACAATTAGCACAAAAAGAAAATATAAGTAAAGAAACATTAAAAAGAATGTACAGCTTTTTAAGTAGAGCTGCTGAATATTACGATGAAGGAGATAATGAAGCCTGTGGAACTATTAGTTATTTATTGTGGGGTGGTAAAGCTGGTTTAAGATGGAGTGAAAGCAAACTTAAAGAACTTGGTGAAATTAATTTAGCTTCTATGCTGGTAGATGACAACTTTGCAATCATTGATGATAGGTTAGCATATAGTACACAAGAAAAAGCTGAAGAAATGGCTAAAAATATAGGCTGTGAAGGTTTTCACATACATGAATTTGAAGATAAAAAATGGTATATGCCTTGTGAAACACACGAACTTAAAAAATATAAATGTCCAGAAGGATATGTAAAAGATTATGTAAAACATAAATGTGTTAAAAAAAAAAGTAGCTATGCAGAAGTAGGTGAAAGAGGTGGCATAAAAAAATCACCTAAAGCACCAGCTTCTGGAACACCAAATAAAAATCCTAAAGGTAAAGGAACTGCTAAAGGAGATGCTTCAACAAGTAGAGGCGCCAAAGTAAGTAAACAAGACGAAGCGGCACTACAGAAAAAAGCTGATGATTTTAATCAAAGGTATAAACAAAAGTTAGGTTATGGAGTTACTATTGGACAATTAAAAACTGTTTTTCAACGTGGGTTAGGTGCATTTAATGTATCACATTCACCAAGAGTAACCTCAGCTAAACAATGGGCATTAGCAAGAGTAAATGCCTATTTATACTTAGTAAAAAATGGTAGGCCACAAAACCCTAAATATGTAGGCGATTTTGATCTATTACCAAGTAAACATCCTAAATCACCAAAAAATAAATAATATGAAAAGTAAAAAATTTGTAACACCAAGTAGAACATCACCTAAAAACACTAATAGGGGTTGTTTGTGTCCAGATGGCAAAAGATATAGTAGAAAGTGCTGTGATGGTTCATTACAAGCGCAAGGTATAGGCTCTATTACTGGTAGTAATTAAAAAAACATTAAAAAAAATATAACACTTAACGTTTTCAAACGTTTATAGATATATACTCAAATTATGAAAGCAAACGAAATACTAAACAAAATAAAAAATATTGTTGGTGAAAAAGTTGAACTTTCTGAAGAAAAAATAGAAATGGCTGAAATAAAATTAGAAAACGGAACTGTATTAGTTGCAGAAAAGTTTGAAGCTGGTGAATCTGTATTTATTAAAACTGAAGATGAGCAAGTTGCTCTTCCAGTTGGTGAATATGAATTAGAAGATAAAACTATTTTAGTTGTAACTGAAGAAGGTTTAATTGACAGTATTAAAGAAGCTGCTAAAGAAGAAGCGGCTGAAGAAGAATTATCTGAAGAATCTAATGAAGAAGAAACTGAGTTAGAGGAACACGAGGATAAAGAAGAAATGAAATATGTGACCAAAGAAGAATTTGCGAAAGCGGTTGAAGAAATCAAAGCAATGATAGAAGCAATGGATCACAAAAAAAAGAAAGATGAAATGAGTGAAGAAGTAATAGAAGAAAAAGAAGAACTTTCTGCTGTTGCTGCTGAGCCTGTAAAACATAATCCTGAAGCTGAAGTTGATAATAAAGTAAATTTCCATATTGGAAGCAATAGAGCAAAAACAACTAAAGACAGGGTTTTTGATAAAATTTTTAACAATAATTAATATAAAATAAAATGGCGAATAGTTTAAATACACCAATTACAAGCACCTATGCTGGAGAATTTGCAGGTAAATATATCTCTGCTGCTCTTTTAAGTGCTAATACAATTGATAAAGGCGGAATAGAAGTAATGCCGAATATCAAATATAAGTCAACAATGAAGAAAGTTGCAACTGCATCATCTGTTATAGGTAATGCTGCCTGTGATTTTTCTGGAACTGCTGACCAAGTAACATTAACTGAAAGATTATTGCAACCAGAGGAATTTCAAGTAAACCTTGAATTCTGTAAGCAAGATTTCCAATCGGATTGGGAGGCTGCTGAAATGGGATTTTCTGCATACGATAAACTTCCACCTAAATTTTCTGATTTTATTATTGGACATGTAGCTGGTTTAGTAGCTGAAAAAACAGAACAGAATATTTGGGAAGGTGTTAATGCAAATGCTGGTGAGTTTGATGGTTTAGTTACTTTAGCTTTAGCTGATTCTGATGTTATTGATGTAGCATCTCACGCTGCTGTAACTGCTTCTAACGTAATTAATAAATTAGGTTCTATTGTTGATGCAGTACCTTCTGCTCTTTACAATAAAGAAGATTTACATATTTACGTATCACAAAACATCGCAAGAGCTTATGTAAGAGCTTTAGGTGGTTTTGCTACTTCAATTGGTGCTGCTGGTACTGATTCAAAAGGTACGCAATGGTATAACGCTGGTGGACAACTATCTTTTGATGGTGTAAAAATCTTTGTTGCTAATGGATTAGCTGATGATACAGCAATGGCGGCTCAAAAAAGTAACTTATACTTTGGTACTGGTTTATTATCAGATATGAACGAAGTTAAAGTTCTTGACATGGCTGACCTTGATGGTTCACAAAATGTCAGAGTAATAATGAGGTTTACTTCTGGAGTACAATACGGAATAGGTTCTGATATAGTTTTATACCACGCCTAAGAATTAATTAATAACAAGGGGGCTGAAATGCTCCCTTTATTTAACCTAACTATTTGAAAATCAAGTAGTTACAAAAAAAAAATTTAATAATATGGCATGTGATTTAACAGCTGGTAGAAAAGTACCGTGTAAAGATGTAATTGGCGGCATAGTTAGAGCTTGGTTCATTGATTTTGGTGAATTAGGTACTGTAACAAAAACCAATGATGAAATTACAGATATGACAGGTACAATAACTGCCTTACAATATGATTTAAAAGGTACTAACAGTTTAGAAACTGCTATTACCTCAAGTAGAGAGAATGGAACAACATTCTTTGAAGAAACATTAACTTTAACACTACCTAAATTATCTAAAGAAGATAATAAGGAACTGAAACTAATGGCTTTTGGCAGACCTCATGTTTGTGTAGAAGATAGAAATGGTAATTTCTTTTTATGTGGATTAGAACATGGAATGGAAGTAACTGGTGGAAGTATAGCTACTGGAACTGCTTTCGGTGATTTAAGTGGATATACATTAACACTAACAGGTCAAGAATTAGAACCAGCTAATTTTATTGCTGGTGGTACTTCTGCTGACCCTCTTGCGGGAATGAGTTCAGCGACTGTAACAGTTACAGTAGGTACGAATAGTTAAAAAAGACGCGATTAGATAATTGTGTGATTCATAATATATAGTTTGATTGAAGGGGTGGAAGTGATTAGCCACCCCTTTTTTTATGTAAAAAATATGCAAATATTAACTACAAGTGGCACACGAATTATTAACTTTATACCAAGAGAAACAATAACTGGTAGTAAAACTTATAAATTAGTGATAAAATCAGAAGCTCAAAATAAAGTTATTGCAACAGATAATGATGCAACATTTACTGAATTAGATTATTATTATCAATATTCAACTACACAAGCATTAGTTGAAAATAATTACTATACAATTACAATTACTAATACGACAGATAACGCAGTAATTTTTAAAGATAAAATGTATTGCTCAGATCAAACACTTTCAGACTATGAAATTTCAAACGGTGTTTATATAGAACAAAGCACAGGAAACAATCAATTTGTATATTATGGATAATCTACACTTAATACAACTTAATCAATATGAACGACCTACTATTACAGAAGAACGTAATAGAAATTATGTATCAATAGGAGATAATAATGATTATTACCAAAACTTGATAGATTGCTATATGAATAGTACTACAAATCAATCTGTTATAAATGGTATTGTTAATCAAATAT